TTATACTGAGAATAATCAAATGCTCCTCCACTCATAGTTTTATTAATTATCTCCGTTAAGAGTGATTGTTTGGTAATATTCCCTAGCTAGTTTTACCATTCCAGCCATGTCGTCCATTTTAGATTTATCACGGTAGTATTTGAATGTTTTTACACGTTCTTCCTTTGTAAATCGTTCGTTGTTTGAGTACACCAAGTTTCGGTCAATTTGATCGTAGATGGGTTGCATCATCATTTCTAAGGTTACTTGTTCTTCCTCATTCATCGTGTCAGAATAATACTTTCTCCAAGCGTATTCTTTTTCTTTTTGCACGATGTGTGGAGGGCAATCGACTAAGCAGTACCGAAGCCAAAACTCATCTACATTCCATAATTCCATGTAAATTCTACCTTGCCATTCGTAATCAATTGAAGGCTTTGCAGTCATAAAAGTCGAAGCGTCCCATGAGCATTTTACATCGTGAATTCTACTTTTAGGCTGATCTAAAACATCACATTCTCCGCTATGGTCTGTATTGTATTTTCGCTCTTCGTTTTTAGTGTAGAAGGCATCGTCGATTTCTGAAATTAAAATGATAGCTTCGTCTTCGTTAAAAGTTCCTTTATCAAGGTATTTCGATTTGATTTCTTTTACGATTCCTTTCTCGTTTTGCAGCCAAATTTGTCTAACAAATGCTTTGGCCGTATCCGATAATTCAATCGGAGCGTCTCGCTTTGCAATTAGTTTAGCTAGTTGGGCTGGTTTTGGAGTTCCTTCGAACTTAACTTTGTTTCCTGCTTTATTGACTAAGTTTGACTCTTCGTATATTAAATCATCAATTTCAGCTAATTGATTCTCTGTAATACCGGAGCCTTGTTTTTTTACCATTAAAGCTCCACTTCCTGATGCTCTAAATAATACTTGTTCTATTGGTGTACTCATAAATTATGAATTTTCTATTTCAAGTTTCAGCTTCTCTATTAATTCTAATTTTGCACTTTTTTGGGCAACATATACTTCTAATTCTATCTTATCCCATATAACTTGTTTTTCCTCTTTAGTAAAATCTAAATGCATCAAAGAGTTTTCGTATGTTCTAAGCCAAAAAGCGCCACTTGCAATCCATAATGTAAAAACAAAGGATTCGTCTATTAGAATAGTCCATACGTGTTCTGTTTTTTCTGTTACCTTATACTCTCCATTCACTATTATGTTTGTAAAGTATTCTCTAATTTCTTTAATTTTGTTTTCCATGATTACTCAGTTATTTTAATTTTTTCTAAAAATGTTTTGGTTAAATAATACTGCTTTACTTGTTTGTTGTCGATTACTGATTTTATATTATCAAATTTATCAGCAGGAATAAAGTCTTGGACTACTGCGAAAAGAGCTTTTAATTCATTTAAGTCTGCTTCTTTGTCGAGGTTATTGTCAACTCCAAAAGCCATTTGTTTTTCCCTGTTCAAATCCCTTCCGAATAGTTTTCCGATATGGTCTGTTGCATCTGATATGGCAAAACTCACCGCTTTAGGCAGACTCATTGCTACTGCGTTATTTCCAATACTTCCTAAATCCGCTGGACTTGCCCCCGATTTTGTTTGAATTTGATCGGCGCCTGTTCCATCATGAAAATCCCATTCTCCCGTAATAGGATGTAAATAGTGTAACCTTATCGTTACATAAACGGCATTAAACATAGTACCCTCTCGTAAAATCTCAATTCTAGTACGTTTAAAGATTCTTTGTAGTAAGGTTTCTTTAATTCCTATTGGAATGTATTTCGAATTGTTAGCGTATTTATTAATAGCTATCCATTCGCCCTTTGGCTCCTGGTTCATCAAATGATTAAATTGATCTGTTTTAAACAGAGAATCTACATTTGATAAATCATACAAATCAGCTAATACAGGAAGCTCTCTTTTAGGTATTGTTGTAATTTCGTTTGACATAGATTATTGTTGTGTGATTACTAAATAAGGCTTCTGTTTAAAGTCCTTTAATTCTCCCGAAGCAATGAACTTCATGAATTCGCTTTGCTCCTTTACCTTGTCTTGCATTAAAATAAGAGTGTCGTTCATATAGATTATTTTCATAACTTTCTTTTTTTATTGGCCTTGTACTCTCGCCAATTCTTTGTTGTTTGTTCGGTTTTTGTTAATTTTTTCTCCTTCACTTTAGGCTTAGTATCTACAAAATTCGGACGCAGTTTCCCTAAAAATTTCTCCAAGAAAACAATTTCGTCTTCGCTTATGTCAATAGTGTATAGCATATTGTGAATTAGTTTATAATTAAGCTTCGATTATTTCATGCTCTTGAAGTCCGGATACCTCTTTAAGTAGTTCCATATACTTCGGGTGCGTGAAGTCGTCGTACTTATCGTCCTCTTTAATCCATCTTCTAATAGTGAAAGAAGACAACTGTAGCTTGTAAGACAATTCACTTATTAAAGTGTCTTTTCGCATTTTTTCCTTAAAAATTTGTGTTAATCCCATATTTATATTATATCTTTAGTTAAGCAATATTGCTATATGTGCAATATTACACCAAATGTAATGTGTAATTATTGATATAGCAAACATTAAGTGAATAAAATTCACGTTAAAATTAAATATTTTTTACACATTAACCTTAATAATCTCATTATGAACGATTTAGATGTAATTAGAATTAGAAAAAATTTAGACCTAACACAAGTAGAATTCGCAAAAATTCTTGGAGTAGATAGAAGGACAATCATTAATTATGAGCAAGGAGGTAAAATTCCAGATTCAAAAGAGAAACTTATTACTATGATAGTTGATGATTACTCTTTAGAAAAGGCAAAACCTTATAAGGACAGTATGGCGGATAAAAATGAGGTTTCGCAGGAGGATAAAATGAGAGAGATAAGAGATTTAAAAGATCACATCATTACATTGAAGCAATTCCTTGAAGAAAAGAGTTTGATAATTGCGTATCAAAAGGAAGGTATTGATAAATTAAGTTTAGAACTTCAAGAATTAAAATCTTCTAAATAAGTTATTTAGCTTTTTAATTTACCACACAGAAACCACACAGAATGAGCTTTATTACAGACTTTACTACCGTGTTAGCCCAGTGTTTACGTTCAATAAGCAGGCGCGCTCGTTCAGTAGAAGACGGGATTTTTCTTTCTTAGCCCAATGAAATAGAGATTATTTTTAATTTACCACACAGAAACCACACAGAATGAAGCCTAAATATACAGAGCCGAAACTATCCAAAGCCGAAAAAGGTTGGTTTATTCATTATAGATATGAGGGAAAGCAATTTCGTGAAACAATGGGACTGAATAAGATTACTGATTTAAAGAAAAGAGAATCTGAATATAATGAGTTAGCTAAAGTTATACTAGCAGATTTAAAAAGCGGTTGGAACCCGAATTTAGTAGAAGAAGAAAATTATCATTACAACTATAATGTAATTGAAGCCTTAGAACTTGGTCTGGAATATAAGAAAAAAACTTTATCTAAAAGTGTTTATAGTGAATACGCAGCAACAATCTATAGGTTAAAAGAGTCTATAATTTTCTATAAATTAAATGCGCTAAAAATCTCTGAACTAAATAGAGTTCAAATAAAGAAGGTTTTAAATAGAACCACTGATTTACATAGCTTATCTCCTATCGGCTACAATAAATGCCTTATTCGCTTTAAAGCGGTATTAACTCCTTTAGTTGACGAAGACATTTTAGAAACAAACCCTGTAGTGGGAATTAAGCGAAAAAAGATTTATAAAAAAGAAGCGCACGTTCCTGCTTCATTTGATGATATGGTGATAATTAAAAAAGAAATACTCACTACGTTTCCTAATTTCTACAATTTTGTAACTACAATATTCCACACGGGCATCAGGCCTGAAGAATTGTTAAAAGTAAAAATATTTATGATAGATTTAAAAAAAAAGGAAATTGAGCTTCCAGAGTACATTACAAAAAATGGAAAAAGTAGAGTTGTTCCAGTTAATGATTTTCTACTTCGTTGTTTTAATAGTTTAGATGTATCTAATTCATTAAAAGAAAACTACTTATTTGGAACGCATACGGACAAGTTTTCGCATCATAAAAAATTAAAAGAAGATTATGTACCGGCTACAAATAAAATAAGAAGAAGAGAAGCTACTGAACTATGGAGAGTAATCGTTAAAGATAAATTAAATATAGATATGAACTTGTACGCGATTAAGAAGCATGGCGCGAATGAAAAAATACTTGCGGGATTATCTATATCAGCACTAAAAGAATTGTTTGGCCATAGCTCTGAATTTACTACGGCAACTTACATAACTAAACTAAAAGAAATAAATAGAAAGGAAATCATAGATAAATCGCCTGATTTTTAATTATATGCTTAAACGACGATAATTTAAAATATCGCCTAACTATACGATTTTACATATAATTAAAAACCCCTAATCAATTAAGAATAGGGGCTTCTTTTTGATAGGTCTCAGATACCTATCTCGTTACCTAAAGATTTTTTGTATTCGCAGCTTGGTAACATCCCTTAGCCGACTCTGATTGTAATGTAAAAAAAAAGACTTTAAGGCAGTTCTTATGGTATGCTCTTAAAGTACATTCCGACCAGGGACACCCTAATCCATTTGGTTGCGTTAAACGGCTACTAACCGTTATTCGCCTTACAAATATAGTCAATTATTTTTTAAAATGGAAGATCATCTGGTTCGTCAATTAATTGCGCTACTTGCTGAGGTTTATTTTCGTATGCTTGAACTGCACTTGCTGGCGGTGATTGCGCTCCTGGATTTTCTTCAAATATTCTCCAACCTGTGATTGTATTAAAGTATTTCGTTTCTCCTTGTGGCGAAATCCACTCGCGGCCTCGTAAATTAATCCCTACTTTAACGTTTTGACCTGCTTTATAGTTGTTTAATAGATCACATTTATCTTGATGAAACTCAATCATAATATGCTGAGGATATTGATCTTCTGTGGTTACTACAATCTCTCTCTTTTTAAATGCAGCGCTAACTTGTTGCTCAGGATTTATAACTTTAATTTTTCCTAAAATCTCCATACTTGTTTTATATTTAATTGTTGTAATAATTTTTTCAGCTCTGATTTATTTTTGACTACACCTAAAAACTCACCTGATTCACAATTTGTTATAGATAAAAAATTTGAATTTGGGGAATAAGTGAGTAGAGAATAATTTGATTTATGTTTGTAATTGTCTTGCAGATATCCTTCATTAAATCGAAAAGAATAATTATAACCCAAACTCTCTATATCTTCTCTGTCAAGGTATTTAACACGAACTCCTAAATCATCCCAACTAAATATATCGTCAATAGATTCAAGGTCATTAGCAGGTACAGTTTGCTTAAACCAAGATAAAGTAGAACCACCTTCGTTTATATCTTCTCTTTCATATTCGAAGCCAACATAAAACTCTTCTTTCCCAGGTGAATAATATTTGTTTTCCATAATTATTGTTTCCCATTAATATTTAAAAATTCACTTAGTCCAATTCCTTCATATCTTTTTTCTATCCTCAGAGATATTTCAGATTTTTTAACATTGGCCAATGCTAATTTACTTAATCCATTCATAGGCATCTTCCATATTTCTTCTTTCTCTTTTAATTCTCTAAAAAAGTCTTTTACTAAATCTGGTTTACTTTCTAAATTTTCCATAATTAAAAAACCCAAGCAAAGAGAGGTAGTCGTCTCTAATCGCTCAGGAATTTTGATAAAATTGTTACATAGCGACTACTCTACAATTACAAAGATACAAAACAAAAGACAATAAACATTTGTTTTTGGTAAAAAAACGCCAACAAATGTTTGTGATTCAATTATAAAAGTTATATTTGCTATATCAAAAATGAATAGCCATGAATATAGTTTATAAATTACAAGGAAATAAAGCTATCAAGAAGCTTTCTGTACGGTTCTATCATAATCGATTGGATTTATCGGCGGTTACGAGTGTAATGCTTATGGATAATGAATGGGATGCGGATAGTCAATCAGTATTAAATAATGATGCGGTAACAATTGCTTTGCAGGAGTTAAAAGTTGATATTCTTAAACGCTACAATATGGACTTTTGCAGCGGGACAATTATAAATAAACAATGGTTATTAAAAATAGTGCAAACAAGCTTTATGCGTCCTAAAGGAGAAGAGAAGCTAATAAGTCCTACTCATACTATTTACGTATCGGATTTCGCTTCGTTTTGGCTTGATAATCACGCTAACGAGTGGGTTGTTTCGAATAAAAAGTTTATGGGGGAGCCATTGCAAAATCAGTATAAGAAATTTGTTTTTATTTTAAAGGAATATGAAGCGGAAATAAATGACAGGTTAGAGCTGCGAAACATTAAGATAGCTGATTTAAATTCGTTTGTAGATTATTTAGAAACTGAAAATTATCAAATGTCAACGATAAAAAGGCAAATAGGAAGGTTTCGCTTCTTTTTAAATAGAGCTGTAGAGCATAATATCGAGGTTAATAATTCATATAAGCAAAGAATTTACTTTGGCGAAGACGACGAAATAGAGGGAGTTTATTTAACTGAAGTTGAAATTCAATCGATTGTCGAACTTGACCTTTCGCATGACGACAACTTAGATATAGCGAAACAAAATTTTTTAATAGGGTTGCACACTGGATTAAGAGTTTCTGACTTCTTAAAATTAGATACTTCAAACATTGAAAATGGAGTTTTAAAGATTAAAACGAAGAAAACGAGTGCGAAGGTAATTATCCCTTTGCATCCGGTAGTAAATGAAATTCTGTACAACAACTTCGGTAATTTGCCAGCGAAAATAAGTAGTTGGGAGTTTAATAAATCAATCAAAATAATAGCGCAGCTCTGTAAAATTGACAGTATGGTTTACGGTAAATTATTTGATAAAGATTTGAAGAGAAAAAAAGTAGGTTATTTTGAGAAATATAAATTAATTTCGAGCCATGTGGCCAGAAGGAGTTTTGCAACAAATAATTATGGAAAAGTAGATGATGCTACTTTAAATTCGATTTGTGGATGGACAAAAAACAGTACAATGCTGAGTCATTATAACAAAACAAGTAAGCTAGAACACGCTAGAAAATTAGAGGAATCATGGAAAAAATAAAGAAAACATGCTTGCAATGCGGAAAAGAAGTAATAGGTAGAGCTGATAAGTTGTTCTGCGAAGACAGGTGCAGAAACAACTACAATAACGATCAGAAAAAAGACGCTACAAACTTGATGCGTAACGTCAACAACAAGCTTCGTAAAAATTATAATATTCTTCTAGTTATTAATCCTAGAATTCGAGCGAAAACCTCTAAACAAAAGTTAATAAAGAAAGGATTTGACTTTGAAACCATAACAAGAGTAGAAACAGCGAAGACAGGAATCACGTATTACTTTGTTTATGACCAGGTGTATCATGAATTAGAAGATGATAATTTTATAGTTTTTAAGGCAGATATGTAATTATTAAACACGAAAAAACCCGCTAAAATTAATTAGCGGGTTTTTTATTAATCGTTATCAATTACAAACTTCACATTAAATAGAGTTTGCAACTTTCGATGTTTCTTAGCGCCATTATAAGACAATTTGTTTCTCTTGGCGTAATTGGGAATGGTCTCTATATTCAAATAAGCTCCAGCAAGTTCAATAAGTTGAACCAAGCTGTCATTATCTAACTCTCCTGTTTCGAATTTTTCAGAAACAAAGCGTAATAGTTTATCAGTATTTTCAGTGCTTAACATAGTGGTTCAATTTATTGAATTGATGTTATTTACGAGTTATAACCAATGCAGTTGGAACAGCTAAATATTGCTTATAAATTGCATTACACCTTTCCACCAATCGCTATTATAATTTTCTACTTGGTTATATTCACATGCTTTTATTATTTCATTACAGCATAATGTAGCTTGTACTTTTGCTCTGTATTTGTTTTGCGAATGAAAACCATCTTGGTCAGGAGAAAAATAAAACATTTCGTATAATTCTTCTGCTTTTTGTTCTTGTTCGTTCATATTTATTTGTTTTTGTGAGTAAAATGCACTGGTCATAACAGCAGTTACAAGAAATGGCAAAATATGTGGTAAAATTACGTTTACGTTTCGCAAGAAATTTAGTGGTAGCCGAAAAAATACGGTTACGAACTTTGCCACTTCTTGTAGCTGCCAACCGTTAGCAAACAAGCTAAATGACGTTTTCGTTATAAAGTTCGTTTACAATAGCTATCGTTTCATTTGTAGATTCAA